TACAATAATTAATGCGAAAAAAATGGTATATTTATTCATTATATATTAAATAAATATAATAATACATTTATGACATGTTGAATTCAGGGATGCTATAATTGTCGCCAGTTCTAACATATTTTGCGATGATTTTGGGGTTCACTTTGTTAGTATAAATGTCTTCGGTTTGATATACGTTATAATTTTTATCAATATAATAAACAATGCCCTGAATATCTTGGACCCATACTTCTATTTTTTGCCCCAGCGGCTTCTCTGTGTCGCCGGAATCGCAAACCCCGTGAGGCGTCCCCTTCAAATGAGTGCCGCAATATTCGTAACCCTCTTTCTTGCGCCGAGTGCACTGCTCGCAACTGGCGCGCTTTGCGCCGCATCGGTCGGCCAGATGAACCGCATTTTTGACGCGTTTGCGTTTCATGAAGTCTTCTTTCGACAAAACGAGACGGTCGTAATCATATACATATTTAACTAGTGCGGCCAAATTCGAGTCTACTGCTAATCCGAGTTGCGCCGCTTTAGACATCACATCTTCTTTGAATCCGGACACATAGGCCTCAATTTTTCGGTTAATTCGTTTTTCCATTTGTTCTTTAAATTGTTTTATATATATTATATTGCGCAATCTTTAGTTCAATTTTTTAATATATATATGAAACCGGCTTAAAGAAAAGGGCGCGCTACAGTTTAGAATGCGGCATATCCAGAAAACTAGCGCATAAAATCAGAAACACATAAAACATCAAATAAGAGCCATATTTGTCAGCACCAATGCCGTAGAAATTCAGTATTTTTGTTATCGCATATATTGTTAGTATAGTGATTCCAAATATGGTTACTTTACTAACAAATTTGCTTAAACCCGAATTTGATTTTGAATTTGAATTTGTATTTAGATTTAGATTTAGATTTAGATTTGGGTCGGCGGGAATTGCTTGATTGACGACCAAATTGAGATAAGACATTATATATTGATTTAAGAAATAAATATATGGTGTATTTACCAGTAATTATTAATTATACATGGTATGACAGTGGCGTAAAAGATTCATATTCTGTTACTAATATAAGTCGATTATCGAGTTTATTTAGGCTACACAATTCGTCTTCCATGAATAAAGCATATCTATTATTTAATCCTTTTTCAGAAAAGGAGGAACTAAACTGAAAATAACCACTATTAGGCGGACCAAATATACATTGAAATTCCGCCTCTTTTATATTATCAGAAATAGTATACACCACATCTGGTAACAAATATGGCGTTCGTTTTAAACCAGTGCTATATAATACGCCTAATTCAGGCATCACATAGGTAAACAAATAGCTAACCTCTTTTGAAATTGGAATGTCGCAAATACGGTGAATGTTAATAATTTCTGTCGGCAAAGCAAACCATGTAGTAACCGATTTAGATAAATTTAGACAGCTTATATCCACTGAACTAACATCGATTAAAGCATATACATTGTCTTTACCGGCGTCATCTGTAAAGCTAAACATGCCTTTGTATCCAGAGGTTGTTAGCAAATCTGTCTTACATTTCAACCGTTTTAATTCCATCTTTATCTTTCTTAATAACATGGTTGATATATTTTCATTGGTAAAGTCTTTAGCAATTGTTACAGATGGGAAAACAAATTGTGGTTCCAGATTCGAATCCAAATTCAATTCCAACATAATTTGAATGAATGGGTATTTCCCGTTGCTAGTAACGTGGTAACAAATATAATGTAATTGCCCATTTATCAAATCATCGAATATATCCACCGCATTTACATCCGGATTACAGCATTTGTTAGCTAAATAGGTATAATTTGCGGCCATAATATACAATTAATAGGTATAAATATATTTTTATTTAGGATTCTACGAGGCCTGCGAACTGAAAGGTGATAAAGCGCATAAGAAACTTTCCGGTGGGAACCTGGGAGCCAACTTTTCGTAAACTTTTCGCCAACTTTTCGCCAACTTTTCGCCGTCATATCTCCTAGCAGAGGGTTACATCGGTTACATTTTATTTCATTATCATTCTCAGTAACAAAATAAATAGAATATTCAGATTCTTATGGTAAGACCCTATAATTCTGGACTTCTGCACTTTACTGTTCTAAATTGGCAATCGAAAAACCCATTTTGGACATTTATAAATGTCCTTTTTTCAAAATCGGAAGGAAGATTTGGTAAAACAGAGTTTTTTTCCACCTTGTGAGCATAATGCTCTGAAAATTAAAATTTCCAGAAAAAAAGTGTTACGATAAAATTTTGGATTTTGCGTCAAAACTTTAGGCGTTTTTTTCTTCAGCAATATAAATGAAGCAAAATGAAACAAACTTTACGCCGAAAAACGCCGTAAATTTCGAGTGTAAAAATTGTGACTTTGTATGCTCTAAAACAAGTGATTGGCAAAGACACATTTTGACACTGAAACACCAAAATGAAACAAGTTTCACCGAAGTTGCTCAAGAAAAAGCCGCCACTTATAAATGTTTTTGTGGCCAAATTTTAAACAGTAGAAGCACAATTTGGCGTCATAAAAAGAAATGTGTTCATTCTTCTTGTGAAGAAATATCGCAATCTAACTCAAGTCAACCGCAGAGTGAAGACAAAGAGATCATCAAGCTATTAATAAAAGACAATTCAGAATTAAAAGCCATCATGATGGAAGTAGTTAAATCAATTCAACCTAACACTACGAATAACAGTGACAATAATAATAACAATACAACAACCAATAACAACCATTTTAATTTACAAATATACTTGAATGAGACTTGTAAGGATGCGGTTAACCTAACAGATTTTGTGGATTCATTGCAGGTGAAGCTGAAGGATCTAGAAGAAACTGCTAAAATCGGATATTCAGAAGGTGTTTCCAAAATATTCATTAATGGTTTAAATGAACTTGATGTTTGTAAGCGACCTATTCATTGTAGTGACGCAAAAAGAGAGACCTTGTATATAAAGGACAAGAATGAATGGACAAAAGATGCGGATAAAGTATTTTTAACAAGCGCAATTAAAAAAGTAGGAAGGAAGAATATCCAGCAAATCTTTGAGTGGCAGAAGAAATATCCGGAATACAATGACCCAGCATCTAGGCAAAACGACAAATACTTAAAAATGCTGTGCAATGCGATGAATGGCTCAACAGATGATGAGCAAGAGAAAAACATGGATAAAATTATCAGGAATATTACAAAGGAAGTGGTGATTGACAAGCAAGTAATTTAATTTTAAAATTTACACAAAAATTAAAATTAAAATTATCGTTTTTTTGTTTTTTGTTTTTTGTTTTATCTTATCGTCTTATCGTCTTATGTCGCATAAGCTAAACCACAATTGCCGCCAATAAATACCAATTGATTAATGCGCTCCTCAAAAAGCGTCATGTTAAAATTGTAATCATAAATGCGCCAAGTCGGCTTATTAATGCCAATGATGTCTCCCGTGGTAGGGTCACAGATGGTCAAACTTTGTGCCAATGGGTCTAAAGGCGGAATAATCGTAGTAAACTCCATTTCTATTTGATTGAAACGGCTCATATTTATCGCACCAGATGGCTGTAACTCTGAATTATTCGAATTCAAACAAAAGTTGTAACAATAGAGTCCAGGCGGCGCGTTACCGCTGGTTCTGGTATATTTTTCAATGTAATTATAAATCCCGGCGGGTTGTATGTTCTCGCGATAAGATCCGTCTAACAAAATACCCATGACAACCAAAATATACTTGTCATTTTCTGGCGTATAAGTGGGGGTAATTAACAGCCCGGTCAAATTTCCACTGGGATTCACGCCAGGTCCGATATTTACAGGAACCAATTGATTTTGCGCATTGGTTCGATAAACCGTATATGCTCCAGCTGAAGGCGCTGGAATAATATCTTGTGGCATGTAATTATAAGGCCAGTTGGTGTAATTAGACCATTCATTGCGTAAATTAATGTCGGAGCGCTGGAAATAGAACATCCAATTGGCGACCATACCGAGCGAATCGAGCGCAACTTTGTTAGGTCCAGTAACATTATAATATATTTGTTCATGAACTTGCTTGATTAAATATTTTTGCTCTTCTAATGCGAAGACCCGCTCTTCTTCGTTAGATAGAAAGCAATAAGTGCAGTTCAAATGGACGTCCGCGTTCCACAGGGTTCTTTGGTCAGAATAAGAGTTGATTCCGATATTTATATCAGGGGGCGGCTGTAAAAACCGATAAAACTGCATATACCAAGTATTAAAATTGGGCGCCACATAAGGGAAATTAAAGGTGGAATCAAAGACATCGCGAATCTGAAAGAGCTGATTAACTGGCCTCAAAGTGATGTTAATATGTAGCTCATTGTATTGAAGCGATGTTAGAGGGAATGCCATCTGTGTTTTAAGACCAAACCAATTGTTCAATGGAATATATAAAATGCGGCCTCTAATTGACGGTTCCGCGCCGGCTAATGCGTCGCTGTAATACGCATTAGGATAGGAGTTGACGCGAGAACCGGCATTAGCAGGGTCAAAAAATTCTGGTATGCTTCCAATCATTTCATTAAACAGCACTTTTTTATCGGTATTGAAGTCGCGCTGGACAGATGCTAACAAATAGTCGCCAGAATATTCTTGAAGTGTGTAATTGCCGCAAGTAATGCTTATTTTAGAAATCATTTTCGCTCCTAAATTCGGTATCCACCTGAATTCATATGGGACCCATGTGTCATTATTGGTGCTTTGACTAGGGTCTTGTGGGGGCAAAATGGGGCTCCAAATGTTAGGAAGTGCGACAGAAAGGTAACAATCCATTAGCAAGTCGGCGTATCGTGGAATTTTAAAGGTATAAGTAGATTCTTCGGATAATCGTAATGTTTTAGAGCCTTCGAAATCGACTCTGAATTTTTGTAATCCGAAATTGGTATATTGCGCAAAGGTGGATTTGAAAAATGTTTTAGATGGGTTGCCGTTTAAAATAATATTTTGTTGCCCTTGAGCGACTAGTTGCATTAAACCGCCTGCCATAATTAGTATATATTGCGATAATTATTTAATTCTTTATTTGAGTATATTATATAAAGGCAAAAGGCAAAAGGTAAAAAGGTAAAGGTAAAGGGTAAAAAGGTAAAAGGTAAAACGCAAAAGTTAAAATATTATACTAATATAATATGTCAGAATCAGGAGCGGCAAGTACGGTAAAATCGATTTTAGAAATGAAAGACGAAACCGCGGCACAAGCGGCCGCAATTGTAGCAATTGTGGTATCATTAATCGCATTGTTAGTTTACATTTATTTTTCGGGAACAATATTTTCAGATGGGTTAAATATCAGAAATTGTAAAAACATGGATGAAATGTTTGGGACATTGAATGGTAAGATAAGATCTATTGACCCAGCCAATGAAATATATCAATATTCGCTCAGAGATTATTATATAAAATCCGCATATAACGCGTGTTCGGGAGGAAATTATAAAAACGGATATGTAAATACATGTATATTAAAAGATTTACTTAAGCAAGGCGTAAGAGGTCTGGATTTTGAAGTGTATTCTATTGATAATCAGCCGGCTGTAGCGACTTCTACTTCAGA